GATGCCAACCTCGCCGAAAGCATTGATGATGGGGAGCTCGAGAGCATCGCCAGTGATCTGGTTGGCTCCTTCATGTCTGACCGCGAGAGCCGCAAAGACTGGGCCTCAGCCTACATCACCGGCCTTGATTTGCTGGGTATGAAGATCGAGGACCGCACGCAGCCTTGGGCCGGTGCCTCCGGTGTCTACCACCCGATGCTGACAGAGGCCGTGGTGCGGTTCCAAGCGCAGGCAATGAGCGAGCTGATGCCCGCCAGCGGGCCTGTCCGCACTAAAATCATGGGTAAACTGACGCCGGAGAAGGCAGATCAGGCCAACCGCGTCCAGAACGAGATGAACTACCTCATCACTGAGGAGATGCCCGAGTATCGCGACGAGCTGGAGCTGATGCTGTTCCGGCTGCCGTTGGCGGGTTCTGCCTTCAAAAAGACCTATTATGACCCCATTTTGGAGCGTCCGGCGTCGATTTTCGTCCCCGCCGAGGACTTCGTGGTGTCTTACGGTGCCTCCAACCTCCGCGTCTGCCCGCGCTTCACGCATGTGATGAAGAAAACGGACAATGAGGTCCGTGAGCTGCAGGTTGTGGGCTTCTACCGCGACGTCGAGCTGCCTGATGCCGAGAAAGACCTGACGGACGTCGAGGAGAAGTACGCCGAGCTGGCTGGTGAGGAGCAGACTTACGAGGACGACCCCCGTCGCACGCTCTTGGAGATGCACGTGGACATCGACCTGCCAGAGCCCTTCGCCGATTCCAACGGCATAGCGCGGCCATACGTCATCACTATCGACAAGACGTCTCGGATCGTGCTTGCGATCCGCCGTAACTGGAAAGAAGACGACACCAAGAAGCGCAAACTGATGCACTTCACCCACTACCCCTACCTGCCGGGGATGGGGTTCTACGGCACGGGTCTGATCCACTTAATCGGTGGTCTGGCTAAGTCGGCCACGTCAATCCTGCGCCAGCTGATCGACGCGGGTACACTTTCTAACCTGCCCGCTGGTCTAAAGTCGCGCTCGCTGCGTATCAAAGGCGACAACACTCCGCTCATGCCCGGTGAATGGCGTGACGCTGACGTGTCGGGTGGTACGCTCCGCGAGAGCCTGTTCCCGATGCCATACAAGGAGCCGTCGAGCGTCCTGTACACGCTGCTGGGTAACGTGGTCGAGGAAGGCCGTCGCATCGGCTCCGTGGCAGACATCCAAGTGGGGGACATGAGCGCAAACGCGCCGGTGGGCACCACGCTGGCTCTGCTCGAGCGCAGCCTCAAGGTCATGTCGGGCGTCCAAGCCCGCCTGCACGCAGCCATGAAGCACGAGCTGCGCATCCTCGCGCGGATCATCCACGACTACATGCCGGAGCAGTACGCTTACGAGATGGACGGTGACTTTAACCGGATCGAGGACTTTGACGGTCGGGTTGACGTGATCCCGGTCTCCGACCCTAACGCTGCCACCATGGCTCAGCGGATTATGCAGTATCAGGCGGCTCTCCAGCTGTCTCAGCAGGCTCCGCAGCTCTACGACATGGGCAAGCTGCACCAGCAGATGCTCGAGGTGCTGGGCATCCAAGACGCGGGCGACATCATCAAGCTGCCGGACGACATCAAACCGATGGACCCGGTCGCCGAAAACATGGCGCTGCTGCAGCAGACTCCGGTCAAGGCGTTCCTGTACCAAGACCACGAGGCGCACATTGCTGCCCACATGGCCGCGATGCAGGACCCGAAGATCGCTCAGATGGTCGGCCAATCGCCGTTCGCAGGGGCTATTCAGGCCGCGGCCATGGCTCACGTCACCGAGCACGTTGCCTATCAGTACCGCAAAGAGATCGAGATGCGCCTCGGAGTCCCGCTGCCGCCCGAGGGCGAGCCGCTGCCGGAGGATGTCGAGGTTCAGCTGTCCCAGATGGTCGCTCAGGCCGCTGCAAAGCTGTTCAACAAGAACATGGCCGACGCTCAAGCCGCGCAGGCTCAGCAGCAGGCTCAGGACCCGCTCACAATCATCCAGATGAAAGAGCTCGAGCTCAAACAGAAAGAGCTCGACCACAAGATCGACATCGACAACAAGAAGCTGCAGGTCAGCTCCGCCACTGCCGCCGGGAACCTCGTCATCCAGCAGGAGCGTGTTGAGAGCGAGAACGACCGAGCCGCGGCAAACACCATGGCAAAGCTGGCCACCGACGCTGTTCGCGAGAACGTCAAAGCGCAGATGGAAGGCACGCGGCTGGCCATCGAGGCTGCCCGGGCGCTGCAGCAGCGCCAAGGTCCGATCCAAGGCGGTGAGGGTGAATGATGGAGGATACCGTCTTCGCCCTTCTCCTCCGCGGTATCACCGAGCAGCGGGTGCGCCTGATGGAGCACCTCGCTAACGGCGGTGCCAAGTCTTACGAGGACTATTGTCGTGCCACCGGAGAGTACACCGCTCTCCAGCGCATGGAGGACGACATCAAGGACCTAGAGAAAAGATTTATTGCGGACTGATACACTCCGCTGTACTTCTTTGAGTTACGCGGATGTCCCGCGCAAGGCGCTGTGAGCCTGAATCACTGCAGGAGATACTATGTATACGGCCAACAAAGTGGAGGACGAGGAGCTCAAAGCGAAGCTGCCTGAGCCCTCCGGTTACAGACTGCTGATCGCAGTCCCCGAAGTCAGCGAGAAAACCGAAGGTGGCGTGTACATGCCAGATCAGCTGAAAAAGGCTGAGGAGACGGCATCCGTCATCGGTTTCGTTATCAAAGCGGGCCCCGAGGCCTACAGCGATGCGAACAAGTTCCCGTCCGGCCCTTGGTGCAAGGAAGGCGATTTCATCATCTTCCGGTCCTACTCAGGCACCCGCTTCAAGGTGATGGGCAAGGAGTTTCGTCTGATTAACGATGACACGGTCGAGGCCGTTGTCGAAGACCCACGGGGGTATAGCAGAGCATGAGCGAGAACATCGAAGTGGAACTGGACGCCGACGACGATCTGGAGATCGAAGTCCAAGACGACACCCCAGAGCCCGATAAAGGCAAGCCGAAAGCCCCAGAAACCGAGGTTGAGTCCAAAGGTGCTGATGATGACGACCTAGAGGGTTACTCCGATAGCGTCAAAAAACGCATCAACAAGCTCAAGTTCGACCAGCACGCCGAACGCCGCGCCAAGGAAGAGGCTGTTCGTCTCCGTGAGGAGGCCATTTCCTACGCTGAGAAAATCCGTAAGGAGAACGAGCAGCTCCGCAAGGCTTATGCCGAGGGTGAGACTGTCCTCGTCGGCCAGACCAAGGCCCGCCTTGAGAGTGAGCTCACGTCCGCACGCGCGGCCTACAAGTCCGCCTACGAGAGCGGTGACGCTGATGCTGTGCTTGCCGCACAGGAGAAGCTGCTCAAGTTACAGGTCGAGAATGACCGGGTGCAGAACTACAGGCCGCGCCCTGTGCAGCAGCAAGCACCCGCGCCGCAGCAGCAAGCTGCTCCGCAGATCGCTAAGCCCGACGACCGGGCGATGCAGTGGGCCGAGAAGAACGCTTGGTTCATGAAGGACAAAGCCATGACCGGCTTCGCTATGGGCATCCACGAGGACCTCGTAGCACAAGGAATTGATCCGAAGAGTGATTTGTATTACTCTAAGATCGACGATGCGGTTCGCCGCACGTTCCCAGATAGGTTTGACGACGGGCAGATTGAGGAAAAAGCACCCCGACGTCAGGCTGGTACCGTGGTCGCCCCTGCTGCTCGCAGCACGAAAGCCCCACGCAAGGTCGTGCTAACCTCCTCTGAGGCCGCTCTCGCCAAGCGCCTTGGTGTACCTCTCAAGGTGTTCGCGGCGCAAAAGCTAAAGGATATGACAAATGGCTGATCGGACCCCACGTACTCTCGAGACTCGCGAAAACACGAGTCCGCGCAAAAAAACGTGGAAGCGGCAGTCCATGTTGCCTACCCCCGAAGACCGTCCGGGCATCAAGTTCCGGTGGATTCGCACCTCCACAATGGGTAACGCAGACATGACGAACGTGTCGTCTCGGTTCCGAGAGGGCTACACGCCTGTAAGGGCGGAGGATTATCCTGAGCTGCAAATTATGTCCGACCTCGACTCGCGCTTTAAAGGCAACGTCGAAGTTGGTGGATTGCTGCTCTGCAGCATTCCGGTTGAAGACGCGGACGCACGCGTGGAAGGCCAACTCGAGATGGCTCAAAACCAGATCGACGCAGTTGACCGCAATTTCATGCGTGAGAACGACCCGCGTATGCCCGTGCTTCGGCCCGAGCGCTCGACAAAAA